GACGGCGGACTACTCGGCGATCACGACGTGGGGGGTTTTCCAGCCCCAGGAGTCCGGTCCGGACAATATAATTTTGATGGACGCGAAGCGTGGCCGGTGGGATTTTCCGGAATTGAAGTCACAGGCGCTGGAGGAGTACAAGTACTGGGAACCGGACATGGTGTTGATCGAGGCCAAGGCCAGCGGCACGCCGCTCACGGACGAATTGCGGACCATGGGGATTCCGGTGGTCAACTACACGCCGTCGAAGGGCAGGGACAAGCACACGCGGATGCACATGGTAGCGCCGATGTTCGAGTCTGGCAGGGTATGGGCGCCCGACAAGCGGTTTTCGGAGGAAGTGATAGACGAGTGCGCGGCGTTTCCGAACGGCGACTACGACGACTACTGCGATTCAATGTCCATGGCGCTGATCCGGTATCGCAAGGGCGGCTTTGTGCGTCTTGACACTGACGAGGAAGACGGCGAAGGTAGATCCGCGTTGCAGCCTCGACAGTACTACTAGGAGACGTTGGAATGAAGTGGATCACTTCGAGAATCAAGGAGCCGTCCAGCTGGGCCGCGGTGGCCGTGAGCCTCGTTGGCATCGGCGTATTGATCAGCCAGCCCATTGTCACGATTGTCGGCATTGCCGTTGGCGGGCTGGGGTTTTTGCTGAAGGAAAAGGGCGTCATCTAGGGTGATGATCAAACTCTATCTGGCGATCATCGTCATAGGGTTGGTTGGCGGCGTCGTCTATGGCGGGTATTACTATTACAAGGACACCCAGGCCCGCATTCAGATTCTGACGGAGAACTCGGCCAAGCTGGAAGCGGCGAAAATGGCCCAGGACCATACGATCAAGACGTTGAACGAGGACGCGGCGAAATACCGCAAGCTCGGCAAGGACCTTTCGCTGGCGTTGCACAGGGCGAACGACTACAAGAACAGGCTCATTGGCAAGCTGAGAAGGCATGATTTGACGCGATTGAGTCAGCAGAAGCCTGGCTTGGTGGAGAAGAAGATAAATCGTGGAACGAAGCGGCTATTCGAGAGTTTTGAGTCTGACACTGCTTTGCCTGCTGTTAAGTAGCTGCGGTTCGTGGCCCAAACTCAGACAGATCGAGGTCAAGACCGTAGAGGTTGATCGCGTAATTCCGACGCAAACGCGGCCCCGGCCGATTGATCTGCACGACATTACATGGTTCGTGGTCACCGACCAGAACTTCGAGGATTTCAAGGCACGGTATACGAAGCAGAACGGTGAGTTCCTGTTCTATGCAATCTCCGTCCGTGATTACGAGACACTGGCTCTCAACATGGCGGATATCAAACGGTATGTTGACCAGCAGAAACAGATAATCATCTACTATGAGAAGGCCGTCGCCCCCAAATCCAAAGTTATAAAGAAGTGACTGAAAACGATGAGGAATGGTGGATGCCCTTTATTCTTTATAATTATTATAGGAATTATTCTCAGTATCTTCTTTTCATTCGATTCTTTTGGGGCGGACACAAACACGGTTTCGTCCACTGTGGTCATGGACAAATCGGTTCCCACGGCCAATGCGCCATCCGTGGTGGTCAACAACAGCGACGTATGTCGCACGGGCATGAGCGTTGGCGCGCAGACGGGATTCTTTGGTATTTCCACAGGTCATACAATAATAGACAAGAACTGCGAGCGCATAAAACTGGCGAGGTCTCTCTACTTCATGGGCATGAAGGTGGCGGCGGTCAGTCTGCTTTGTCAGGATGCGAGGGTATTCGATGCGATGACCATGGCCGGGACGCCGTGTCCGTACAAGGGGAAGATTGGCACGGAGGCCAAGCTGGCATGGGAAGCTGATCAAGACGCAGCGCCCGATGGGAACAGGACGTTCGAGGAGGAAGAGGAGGAGGACGATGACAATAACGAAGAAGAGTATCTGTGGAACGACGATTAGAGGACTTTTGCTAGCCTGTCTGTTGACGGGTCAATCTTTTGCGGAGGAGATCGTAACCGGCCAGGAAACCTCTTCCAATCAGATGCCGACGATGAGCGAGTTTACTCGTTCCGGTGGCACCAGCGTTGGCACGGGAGGTGGCTGCTCTGCCGGGGAGTATTGCACGGCGGGAAAGGATGGTCCCGGAGGAACATATTCCACGATGTTCGATCTTGAAGATGCCATGACCATCGATCAGATCAACCGGGGATTCGATCTGGATTACGGTATGGGTGTGGATTCCCATTCTTCTAACACAACCGTGCCGACCTGTTCCGGCAACACGATGGCCGCGTTTGATTGCAAGGATATTTTCCGGTTGACGGTCTCCTTGTTCAACGAGAACTCGGCGCTTCAGTACAAGTTCGAGCACGAAGTCGAACTGACTTTCTCCGGTCTCCAGACTTATAGCTATTCGCAGATCATCCCCGAAAACTCCTACACTGGTCTGACGGGGGAGTTCGAGATGTTTGGAATCGATGCGGGATATCCATACGGCTACTACGGACCACAGTTCAGCAATCCAACTCTTACAGCCACCTATGATCTGGTCACCTTCATCGAGACAGAGATAATAGATATCATTCGGAATATCGATGTAATATTTGATAATCCAATTCAGACCGTGGAAGTTGACATGTCCCCCCCACCTCCGGATCAGGAGATGGAGGACATGGAAGCTCAGATCGAACAGGAGATGGCCCCACCTCCGATGGAAACCATGGCCAGCGGACCGGCTTCTTCGGAACAGGCAAATCTTCAACCGCCCGCGCAAGAGCAACAAGAGCAACAGGAAGCCCAGGCCGAGGTGGAACAGGAGATGGAAGTTGAGCCAGACACTGAGGCAGCGCCAGAGCCTGAATCGTCTTCTCCAAGCGAGGAGACGCAGCCAGATCCAGAATCCGAAGCAGAGCCTGACGCTCCCAAAGTCCTTGTTAAAAAGGCCGTCAAAGAAAAGATCGCCAAGCGAATCATGAAGCGCATGGGGGACAAGGGGCGTTATGACGCCAGTAACCAGCTGAAGACCCTGGTGGTGATGCAAATTCTGGGAAACAGCAAGTCCTTCTTTGCTGCCACGACCAAGCTGAAAGATACTCCAGGGTTCTTCAGCACGGCTAAGGTTCCGGATGCCACGATTAACGGCAATAACTTCGCGCAATACATCCTGTTTGGCGGCTCCAGTGTAAAGCATGATGCCATGATTAACTCCCAGTACAGGTGAGGTGATGTACGAATACAATTGCAAGGTTGTTAGAATCATAGATGGCGACACGGTTGATGTGGACATCGACCTTGGCTTCGATGTTTGGCTAACGAAGCAGAGGATCAGGCTGTTCGGTGTAGACACACCCGAGAGTCGGACACGGGACATGGTTGAGAAGAAATTCGGCATTCTGGCGAAGAACTTCGTCAAGGGTCGGCTTCCCGTGGCTTCCATGCAGGTTCTGAGAACTAGGCTGGACGATTCTCGCGGCAAGTTTGGGCGCATACTTGGCGAGTTTGTGATGGAGGACACCACCCTGAACCAGCTTCTCATTATTACGAACAATGGGGTGCCGTATTTCGGGCAGTCCAAAGAGGAGATCGAGGATGCACATCTAGAGAACAGGAAAAAGTTAGAATTGCAGCTAGGTTTCTGAGAGATAGGTCCGTGGCAGAGGTCGAGTATCAGGGAATAAAGCTGTCGGGAGGGAAACTCCTCGTCATTCTTCCAGTGCTGGGAACGATTGGCGGTGGGCTATGGGCTGGTTTCGAGTTCTACAAGGACTATATGGACATGAAGGAACAGATTCAGGAGTACGTGGCTCCGGATCTCAGCGGTTTTGACAAGCGCCTTGATGTTTTCAAGGAGAAGATGATATCAGTTGAGGACTCGGTCACGAGGTCAACGGACTATACGCGTGATATAAAGAACGATCTCAAGAAGGATGTTGCTCGTCTGGAGAAGAGCGTCGATGCAGCGGAACGACGTACGAAGGATACGGCGGACGGTGTCAGGACCACTTTGGACCAGAACGAGAACAAGGTCCGGAGCATGGTGACCAAGGCCGAGGACCGGTTCGATACGAGGCGTGAGCAACTCCGGAACGACATGACTTCTCTCGAAGAGCGCATGAAGAAGCAAATGAGCGATCTGGAAAAGGCAACCAGCGACAATATCCGGAAGGCTCTCGAAAACCCGTTGGCGAGGATGAAGTAAAGATGTTTCACCCCTCCTTCTGGTTCATTTTGACAGTGATTCTGATCACATGGCCGTTTGCTGTGAGAGGACAGCCGTTTTGCATGAAGCATTCGGATTTCGTTGCAAAAGTAGCAGCAGAATACCAGGAGACGTTGGTCGGTTTTGGTCTCCTGAGTGACAATAAGATCTTTGAAGTGTTTGCGGCTTCCGAAGGGGCGACATTTACGATTGTTTTCACGACACCTGAAGGTCTTGCATGTCTCATCGGATCGGGCCAAGGCTGGCGGAATGTTTTTGTGCCGCCCAAAGGTATGAAAACCGTCTACCCAGGATGAGATGATGGCCCAGAAGAAGCTGCAAAAGGACAGTCGACTTAATGAGCTGGATATTGATAAGGACGGCGTTGTGTCGGATTCCGAGCTTGCCTTAGGGGATGCCCTGGATCGGCATGAGAAGTCTGATGCCCAGCGACGAATGGCATGGGTGTCAATGATATCCATGATCGTCTTTACCGCAGCGGTATTCCTGCCGATTTTCCCGGACGGTCGGATAAAAGCTCTTTCAGATCTATTCGGTCTGTTTTACATCGGCCAAGCTGGTGTGGTAGGAGCATATATGGGAATGACGGCATATATGGCTAAAGGAAAATGACCTGATGGATGGGATCCTTCTTGCGGAACATCTTCTCAAGTCCATTCGAGAGCGGCGTGAACGTATCACGGAGAGGATGGCGGGAGGCACTGTAAGAGTCTGGGATGAGTACAAGCAACTGGTTGGCAACATTGAATCTTTGGACTATATAGAGCAGGAGTTAAGAGAAATCTTGGAAAAGGCAGATTGATGATGGAGAAATCTGAAGTCATTGATAGCGACAGTCCTGTATCCTTTGATGATGATACCGTGTCTATCAAGGTATCCACAGAGGATATTGCCGCTGCTCGCGAGGACCGGGTTCTTGATCCAACCAGACTGGAGACAGGCTCTTTTGAACGTCTTCCTTTTCCTACAGGATGGCGTTTATTGATTCTTCCATATAGAGGTCGTGGAAAAACAGAGGGGGGCGTCCTTTTACCGGATGCTGTTATTGACAGGGAATCTGTCGCTACTGTTTGTGGCTACGTTCTGAAGACGGGGTCACTAGCCTACAAGGATGCCGAGAAGTTCCCCGAGGGGCCCTGGTGCAAGGAGAAAGACTGGGTGATCTTCGGAAGATATGCGGGTG